TTTGCTACTCCTACTCGTGTGGATAGTAACGACGCTGACTTTATCGTTCCTGATTCTCGTGAGGGATGGGTTCAGTTGCTTGGTAAGACTCTTAAGGCAGCTTTCCTCAGCGATAGTAAAACTACTTTTACGTATTCTACTATACTAGTACGAGGTAAAGGTTCTCCTATCAAGGGCTTTGGAGGCACTGCTTCAGGTGCTGAAGATTTATGTTGGGGTATTGTTAAGATCAGTGAGATCTTGGAGAAGAGAGCAGGTAGACAGCTACGCTCTATCGACTGCCTCGACATTATGAATATTATCGGTGCAGTAGTAGTCGCTGGTAATGTAAGACGCTCTGCTCAGATTGCTATTGGTGATCCTGATGACGTTGAATACTTGCTGGCTAAACGGTGGGACATGGGTAACATTCCCTCGTGGAGAGCTATGTCTAATAACAGCGTAGTATGTAACGACTTCAAAGATCTACACGAGTATTTCTGGGATGGGTACGAAGGCAAGGGCGAGCCTTATGGTTTAATAAACCTAAAGCTTAGCAGAAAGATTGGAAGACTGGGAGAGACTCAGTATCCTGACCCTAAGGTGATGGGTTACAATCCTTGTGCTGAGCAGTCCCTAGCTCCTTATGAGACTTGTTGCTTAGCTGAGATATATCTATCGAATGTAACTAGTAAGGAAGAATTCGTAGACATCTGTAAACTGCTGTATCGAATTAATAAGCATAGTCTCGCATTACCCTGCCATCTCGAAGAGACTGCAGATATTGTGCATAGTAATATGCGGATGGGCATCGGAGTTACTGGTGTCTTGCAAGCAAGTGATGAACAACGTAGCTGGTTGTCTGAAGCTTATGAAGAGTTACGAGCTTTCGATAAGGAGTATAGTGCTAAGCATGGCTTTCCTGAGTCAGTAAAACTCACCACTGTTAAACCTTCAGGTACTCTGTCGTTACTTCCAGGTGTAACTTCTGGTTGCCATCCTGCTTATTCTAGACACATGATTCGCAGGATTCGTATCGCAGCAGACCACGCTTTAGTACAAGTCTGTCGTGATCATGGTTATCCTGTGGAGTATCAGCGTAACTTTGATGGTAGTGAAGATCACAGTACAATGGTAGTTAGCTTCCCATTCTGCTATCCAGAGGGAACAAAGCTTGCTGCTGAGATGACTGCGATTGATCAGCTAGAAGTTGTGAAATGGTTACAAGCTCATTGGTCAGACAATAGTGTTTCCTGTACAGTGTATTATCGTAAGGAAGAACTACCTGAGATTAAGAAGTACCTTGCTAAGAACTACAAGAACAATCACAAGTCCTTGTCTTTCCTGCTACACAATGAACATGGATTCCATCAAGCACCTCTAGAGGAGATTACTAAGGAGCAGTATGATGAGCTAGTCGCTAAGACTCGTTTGATTACTAAGGTAGATGAAGCAAACTTTGATGGAGGGGACGAGTGTGCCAGTGGTGCATGTCCAGTTAAATGAGTATAGAACTATATTTTCTCACTGGATTCATGGTAGGCTTTGAGTACGTCGCTGAGTATGATGACTGTCGACATCTAATCGTAGACGTAGGAATATTTAGACTACTGTTTTCTTTTGAGCTGTAACTTAAGAGCCCTCTTCGGAGGGCTTTTTTCATTGGAACGGACGAGTACCAGCTTTATCAATAATTAGAGCCTGTCTTCTGGGCTTATCAGAAGTACCGTTAGGAACGCTTATATGCGTCCAGGAGCTGAATTCTTCGATGATTTGATCAAAGGGTATATCCGAAGCAATGCAAGCCTCTACGACCTGTTTAGGGGTCATTCCTGGGACTCTGATATCAGCAGCACAACCTATCCTATGTTGGCTAGTGTCCTTGCTACCGACAGAGTCATTGACTGGTTTAGATCTAAAGCCTGAGTTAATCATAATAGGCTTACCTAATAGGGTTCTAACCTGCTCAAGCAAAGCTGCTAAGCGAGTTAAGTTAGCAACCTCACTGGCATTAGGGGTATTATCTAAGTTCTTACGCTCAGCTACTTCTGAGTGGGTTAGTTCTTCTAAGGTGAAATTAGGGCTTAGGTTCATCTTTCTTATCCTTCTTCATGTCCATGATTTTCTCTAAGGTACGACCTCCAAAGTAGAAGGACATAATCAACATACCCCATTGACCTAGGAGTTCAACATAGTTGTTGTTTACTTCTATATCCCATGCTGACATCGTAGCAAAGGCAGAGTAGACAATAAGAATAAACACTAGGGTCATAGGTCTTATATTCTTAGATAGCCAGGAATCAGAAGCCATGTCTGCTTCGTGTCTCTTAGTGAGCTCCTGTGCCTCAATATTATCAGCCTGTAACTCAGCAAGCTTTCCTTCCTGCTGCATCTGTAGTAGTTCTTTCTGAGCCTTTGCTTTAGCTTCTGGATCAGGAATGAATTTATCTAGGACTTTCATCCCAACATCAAATAGTGCCATTAATGGTAACATTATTATTTAACTCCCCAAGTTAGATACCAAGCAATGACCGCAGCCACTGCATAGCACATGAACATTGCTCTACGAACCTTTGCCAAATCTTGTTTAAACTCTCTAGTAAGTTCATTGTCTTGTTTCTCTATCTTTTGTTTAATGGATTCGATTTCAGTCCAGCGTTTAGATCCATGCTTTCTAATGAAATCAGCTTTGACTTTAGCTTCTTCGATACGGATGGATTCTTGACGTTGCCATTCCATCAATGCTCTCTTGAAGTACTGCTCTTTTAAGACCTGAGATTCTTTTATCTGCCTTCTACGCTCTAGGTCTTTTTGCTGTGCTACTGCTGCAGCATCTTTTTGTACATCGACAATACTTTTAGTAATGGATTTACTAGCCTCACGACTAGCGTCCATACTACTAGTTACAGACTTTGCTCCTTCTAAAAATCCAAATTGATCTGACATATATCATTCTTCTAGTTCTAATCCTTTTTTAGCAAGCTTGGCTCTGATAAACTGATCTCTAAATTCAGGATCTCTCATCTTATCCATAAGCATAATATTCGTAGCAGTTTTTCTACCATTCCTAAAAGCTCTTTCTAGCATTACTTTCTGCATAGATGCAGGAGCATTCTGATACCCAGCAGTTTGTATTAATCCTGATGCAGTTGCTTCAATGAACTGACTAGAGATAGCTTGATACTTTCCAATATCTTCTCCAGATAACTCAACACCACGTAGTGTCTTACCTGGTAAGTTATAATCTACTTTAGTTCTAGCAATCTCTTCTTGTAGTTGATTACGTGCAGCAGGGGTAGTTTGTAATCCAGTGTACGCAGCAAACCCAGCAGCAAGATTCGGACGCTCTCCTCCTACCAACATGGACTGAGCTGGTAATTCCTGTCTAGATGGGATAGGTAGACCTAAACCAAAGTCAGGGATACGAGCCTGTACTGCTTCACCAAAGCCTGTAACAACACGAGCATAAGGATCTTGCCCACGTGCTGGAGCTGCTATAATTGACGGTACTAGTAACCCAGCAAATCCGTTTACAAAACTACCACCATATCTCTCTGGATCGTGCAGTGCTTGAAGAAGACCAGAAACACCTTCTAAGTATGTTTTAGATATGATGTTCTTAGTCACACCTGCTACGACATCAATAACTAAATCTTTTTCTTTCTTAGAATCATACTTAGGTTTAGACACATAATCACGTACTGCGTTAATACCATCTACTGAAGAACCCATAATAGTTGCTAAAGGTTCTACACGAGCATAAGCATACCAAGTATCCCCAATCTTAACACTATACTCAGGGATACCAGCAGCAATCATAGCGTTACGCTTAGCAGCATCCTTAGGATATGAACCAGTGATGTTACCTTCAGCTACCTGTTGAGCTAGTGCAGCAGTTATACCAAGTCCAACAGCAGTACGAGCTATCTTAACATCCGTAGGAGTGTTCTTAGAGAATACACCTAAGGGAGTATAAGATAAAGCATCCTTCATAATATTGATAGGAGTCTTAACGAAGGGAATTACTGGAGCTACCCAGGGGTGAGCTGCTCTAAGAGCTAAGAGTTTATTACCAAAGCTACCTAAGTCTGCTTGAAATGTAGCTTGCTTAGCAAAGTTACGTACATCATCAACAAGTTTGACACGTACATTATCAGGTAGTGTAGCTAACTCAGGAGCTTTAAGAACATTATCTTTCCAGTCTAAAGTCTTGGTGTTTACTTTACGTAACGCACTATACACAGCTTCAGTATCACCATACTTACCAGAGGAAGCTAAGCGATATGCTTGAGCATTGTATTCCATGCGACGGAAGATGGACTTGAAGAACTCATCAACACCTACGCTAAGACGACTAGGCACACGAACTACTTGTCCTAATATTTGCTCTGCTTTAGTAGCTCCTTCTTGAGCACCAATAGCACCACGAATTTCAGGCATTGCTGCGTCTAGTGGAGATCCTCTTAATAAACCTTCTTTAGTAAAGTATGCAGATTCTAGCAGACCATCCATTAATCCTCTGAATGCAGGAAGAACTTCTCCGATCTTAACTTTAGATGCTGGATTAACTGCTTGCAGAATACGCTCAGTACCTAAGAGACCTATCTTAGCAATACCTGAGAATGCGTTAACTGCTGTAGTAGCAAGACCAGAGATGTAGGAGTTAACTACGAACTCACCGAACTTGTCTGCCCAGCCTGGCTGCTTTACTGCATCTTTAGTTAAGTTAGCCAGTGCTTCGTTCTTATTAAAACTAGTACCAGGAGAAGCTTTTATAGCAGATACAGCATCTCTTAATGCAAAGATGTCTGACAGTTCTTTACCGCCATTCTTAGATAATCCTTTTAGGATCTCCTCAGTAGAACCAATCACTTTCTTCTGAGCTTTAGCTGCTGCTAAGGCACGACCAATATTAGATACGTTACCAATAGCGGAGAAGAGGATAGGTTTAACTTCGTCGAAGTCTTTCTTAAATACTGCAGCAATCTCAGCGTCAGTCATGCCAGCAGCACGACCATTTAAGAATAACTCATCGATAGAGTTAATCATATCTACACCACGCTGTAGTGCAGGAAGGTAAGCATTGATTAGATCACGACCGCCTAGTTCTTGAACCTTACGATTGAGTAAGAAGTTCACTGCGGAGTCAGCAGGAATATTAAGAGGTGTTGTGTCTAGCTCAGTAGCGATAGCTCCTTTGTTAGCTGAGACAATACGAGTAAGTAACTGCTCTGGATCTTCTGCTTTGTAGCCAGCTTTGAGATAGGCTGCTAAATTCTGTTCACGTAATGGATTATCTGCACTGAACGCAGCAGTAAACCTAGACGCAGGTATGTCAGTTAGTCTGAATGGAGCATCTGTAAAAAGAGTACGATAGTCTCCACCAGCAATCTCATTGGTCAGCTTAGTAGTTAACTCAGAGTCTTCTAACTGCTGGAGTAAAGGAACAATACTGTCTTGTAGTTCAATGTTCTTAGCAGCACCTACATCAGCAATCTCTTGAGCTAACGGACTTAATGGTACGTTGTCTTGAGTAACACCAGTAGTTAGTCCAGTCTTAGTATTTTGTAATTCTTTACCTGCTTGCTGTACTGCTTCACGACCTGTACGATTAACAAGTGCTCCTATTGTACCGCCAAGTGTTCCTCCTAAGACAATACCTGCAGCAGACGAAGCTACTCTTCCTAAGTCTTCATCAGAATAAATTGGTTGTAGTGCTCCAGCAACACCTCCTCCAGCAGCACCACCAGCAACTAATCCTTTAGCTCCTTTGAATAACAATGATCCTGGAATAAGTGTAGAAGGATTAACCAAACCTCCTACGAGTGTGCCTAATACACCAGACACAGGATTCTCTGCAGTCATCTGACGAACACGAGATTCTTCTTCTACTTGTTCAGCAGTTGGTTCTTTGCCTAATAACTGAGCAGCTCCTGTGATTTCAGAGCCTACTGCTTGACGAGCTGCTGCTGTGAATGTTTCAAATGCAGTAGCACCTGTACGGTTTAAGTACTCAACAATATCTTTATCTGATAAGCCAGCCTTACGAGCACCTTCTAAATCATATTCAGTGCCTTGTGCTAAGTAAGATGCAATATCAGTATAAGATAAGCCAGCTTTTCTAGCTCCTAAAACATCATATGTAGCCATGTTATCCTTACTGAATAACTACTCTAGTGCCGAAATTAGCTTGTATTTTTGCTTGGAGTGCGTTGATTCTTTGCTGTATTTCTGCTCGATATGCAGGTTCAGTTTCTAATCTTTGTAGATTTGCTCTAGCGTCTGCTTGTATTTGTTGATACTCAGGATCTAAAGCAATTTTATATGTACCTGCTGCTTGATCGTATGGACTAGCTACTGTAGGAGCTGCTGCGGAAGCTGCTGATACAGGTGCTGCAGATGATGCTGGAGCTGTAGTAGCAGGTGGATTACGTTTGTCAAATGAAGCAGGACTTGGTTTTTCTCCTGCAGGAGTAGTTCCTGGTTTACCTTTATTTAAAACGCTATCTACAATTGCACTAGTTACTACAATTCTGTCTACTTCTTTACGAGTTTTCTTATCGTAATAAACAATAACACCGCCACCGTTTTGATCAGGAATTGCTGTTTTATCTAGTTTACCTTCTTCGTATTCAGCATTGTATTTACGAATCTTAGCACGTTCTGCCTCAGTTTGAACAGATAAAAGTTCCATACTAAGCTCGTCTTTACGACGCTTCTTGTCAATATCAAGTTGAATCTGACCACGCTGTTCAGCAAGGCGATTAGCCAATGCATCGTTACCAGCATCACGAGCCTTAGCAATCTGCTCATCAAGCAGAGTAGGATTCTTAGTATACAATTCATTCTCAAGAACTTGAGTTTTAAGTTTCTCTCCTCTAGCTTTTTCTGCTTCAGCTTCTACTCTACGTAGTTCCTGAGTAGCCATCAAAGCTTGCTGACCTAAGCCAGCTTCAGCGAATCCTGTTTGTAGATTTCTATAGAAAGACAAAGGATCGTTAGGATCAGAGTTCTGAATAGCAGTATTGTAAACATTCTGTACACTGGTTAACTTCTGTAATACAGGATTAGTAACTTCAAAAAAGCCACGATCTTGTGCTACGTTTGTTAAGCCTCTACCAAGCAGTGAGCCAAGTTGTGCTCCTAATTGGCTTTGTGCAGGTAAAGCAGCAATACGAGCTTGCTCTTGTTGAATTAACTGTTGACGATATAGCTCAGGATCTGCACCGAGCAGTGCCTGTTGATTACCTAATAGTGGATTTACTGGTTGTCCCATGATTATTCCTTATTATAACTGAAAAGCAGAGCCTGTAAAGCCACCGCTACCTGTACTATAACCAGATCTATTTACTGGCAAAGGCATCATACCTCCACCGCCTCCTCCGATATTACCAGAAGCAGCACCAATCAAACTAGACAAGAACTGATTGTTCATCTGCTGAGCAGCTAAGTTAGAAGATAACTGTGTCTGAGCGCCTTGTACAGCACCTCCGTATACTGTCTGAGCACCAGCTTGTTGACCTGGCATCTGAGCAGAACCTAGTTGTAAGCCTAACTGGTATGGTTGCTGAGCCATCTGCTCTACTTGACTAGACAATCCTAACTGAGCAAGTAATGGAGAGTATGCACCAGCTTGTCCTTGTACTTGTGTACCTAATAATCCAGCACCAGTGCCAAACAAACCAGCACCAAACTGTGCTCTCTGTTGTCCTGCTTGTTGTCCTTGAGCAGCTAACTGTAGATCTTGCTGAGCTAGTGCATTGTAATATGCTTGTAGTTCAGGAGACGTAGGAGCACCGCCTGTACCAGTTTGAACTCCTAAGCCACCACGACCACGAGCAAACAAACCGCTTCTAACATTAGATAACTGAGCTTGTCTGCTAGGAGCTAGTAAAGCTTGTTGACTTGTAACGTAATCCTGAGCAGCTTGCTCTGGAGAGGTAGCTAAGTATTGTTGACCTAAGTTAAACAAGCGTTCTGTAGCACCAGTCAGTGGAGCATACTGACTTTGTACTTGTTCTGCTTGTGCTAACGTAGGAGCAAATCTACCAAAGAGTTGATTCTGCAAAGCAGATAACTCAGGAGCTGCAGTGTATCCTGCTGAGGAGATATAAGGAACACCAGTACGAGGGTCTATCTCACGAGTAAACTGAGACGTACCGAACCTACTAGTCATTCCCACAGGACGGAATGCAGAGATATTAGCAGCATCTATGCCAGCTTGTCGCTGTTGTGCTGCAGCTTGTTCTCCTGCTTTTCGTACCCCACTAGCCCCTGTAAAGGGATCTAATACTGCACTAACTATATTACCCACGGTTTGCTCCTAATAAAAATATAGTATTTCTTGTCGTTAACTTCTATAGATTTTAATACTTCCCATCCTGTTAGTTTACCAAACTTAGCAAGCTTAGTGTTGTCTTCTTCTACTAATGCTAACAGAGGAACATTAGTTAGATACTGTAATAAGTTTAAATCTTCTAAGTACTTCTTCTTTACTTCCTGCGACCACTTATGTACATCTGTATGAAACCACAACATCCCTTCAAATAATTCTAGAAACATTGTGTAGTCATCTCGTAAGACTACAGGTACTTTCATATTAGGTCTTCATAATAAACGCTAATGCGTAGTATGGAGGCAAGTTCTGATTTGTACCGCTAGATCCTTCTGTACTGTTTGTTCCTGCAGGTGTTCCAGCAGATACGCTACTGCTTGTTAAATTTACAGAACCGTTTAAGTTTTCACCAATAGACGGATTCGATAAAATATATGGTGTAGCGTTATTAGACTTACTAGTTTGATTAAATGTTGTTTCGTGAGCATGTGTTCCAAGAGCAGTGCCTGTAAACGTATGTGTATGGCTTACAACAATAGCGTCTTTAGTACCGCCAGTCTGTGTGTTAGAGCCAGTTATTGTGGAGTACGCTACACCAGCAGTATCGCTATGTGCTCCTATAACAAACTTATTACGAAGATCAGGAGTACTATTAGAACCATTACAGAGAACCCATCCTGTAGGGATTGTAGCGATTGTACCAGACCACATCATAATCATACCTGATGTAAAGGCTGCTGATAAAGCTGTCTGTACAAAAGCAGTAGTAGCTACTTGTGTTGTGTTCGTAGCAGCAGACGCAGTAGGTGCTGTAGGAGTTCCTGTTAAAGCAGGACTATTTAGGTCTGCCTTAGAAGAAATAGCAGAAGCTATCGCTGTGAACTCTGTATCAATCTCTGTACCTTTAACAATCTTACCTGAGTTACCAGTAGGTAATCCATCTTTAGCTGTAAAGTTAGTTGCTTTTGTATAGTTTGCCATGTTATGTCCTTAGACTAAAGTCTTTCCTTGCTTAATTGCTACGTCTATTTTCTGAATTGAAACTGGATTTCCATTAATATCTGCTTCTAAGCCTAACTGCATTACAGTTCCTTGACCACCAGCATTAATATTAAAACGATCTAAAACAATACCTGAAGTATACTCAGCAATATTATATTCTGTTGAACCAGGGATGGTATCTATAGTCGAGTTATTATATTCATAAACTGTAGCAGCGTCTAGATTATAAGTGGTAGCTTGATAACTCTCACTATAATCAAAACCCCACTTAATAGCTACTGACTGATTTGTACCGCCAATCAATACCCAGCCAATCTTCTTTAATATCTTAAGATTTGTAGAAGCATCAAAGTCAAAGTAGTTAGTATAATAAGCAATACGATAGCTAGATGTGTTATCAGCATATCCAAAGTACTTAGCAATATATCCTGGCTTGCCTAAGTATAAATCCCTGGCTTGTGTTACAAAGAATGCTTTAGGTTCTATACTATCCCAGATTGTAACTCTCATTGATCCGTCTTGTAGCGGAGCACGAGTATCAAAGCAATATACAAACTTAGTTGTAGGTAGTGTTAATAAATAGATAGCATCTCTTTCGTAGTAGACGCTTTTAATCTTAGTTAAATCTGTCTCTGAAAACACAGCAGACATTAATTCATCACGTACATTCTTAGAGATATCACGCATTGGCATAGACTTCTCTTGGATTACTCGCTGTAGACTACGAACTCCTGAGTCAGATAAGAACAATACATCAGTTGCTATGTTCTGTACTGAATCTCTAGCAATACATCCTACGTTATAGATAACTTCAACAAGAGTTAATGCTCCTGTGTCTAACGGATTAGCATAGATTGCTATATTCTTACGACCAAAGAATATAATAAATCCATTGTGTGCTGCAGCAGCTACTACAGGATCTCCGTTAGGAAGAACTTCTTGTAGATTTAAGTACCCAGCAGATCCATTTAAGAAGTCTGTACCAGCTAGTAAATCACTGAAGTAGACAGTCTGAGTATCTCCTGAGATACCACCACACCATATTCTTCCGTAAGCTGACAGCACCCAGCTAGGCATAAAGGTAGAAGTGCTATGATTAGAAGGCAACGTAGCAGCGTCTCCTACTCTTTGAAATCCAAATGTCCCACTATCATGAGCATGAAAAGCACCACCAGAAGTAGGTAACTCATGATATAACAACATAGGATGTGCATCTTGTGCTAAATACACATGAGGCTGGAAGTCCGTAATATCTCCGTAAGATATTGCAGCACCCTGCCAGTTATTTGCTGTGATAGTATAAGTAGCATTGCCACTGTTATCAGTGTTACGCACTGTCTTAGTAGTCATCGTAGTTGTTCCTACGAATAACTTATTATTACCAGCACTTAATACTTGGTTACTACCACCATCAATTAACTCAAATAAAAACTCTACTGCATTACCAGATCCTAAGTCAGTATTAACTGTAGTGTTAACAGGAGTCCATCCACGTCTTGCTCCGATACGACCATACTTATCGATTACACAGTTCTGAGCTTTTAATGCAAAGCCAGAAGACAAAGTAATACTAGACTCTTGGAGGTTAAGTCCATAGAATCCAGGAGCTGCTATTGATGCTGTTTGTAGTGGACTAGCCATTAGTTCCAGACCCACTCTTGTTCTTCTAAATACCGTCCTGATTCGAGTGCTATAGCGTCTGCTAGGCTTTGTTTCATTAACTGGTATGTCTCCCCAGCTTGAACTCCTCCGTCCTCACCACGCTCTGCCTGAGCCCTTGCAAGAGCACCTAGGATTACTGGCTCTTCAGGTACTAGTAAAGTATCAGCGTTAACTGCTAAGGGTACTTGTGGTTTAATAATATTAAAGCGAAGGTTATACGCACCATTAGGAATAGGATATAAGTCTACCTGAGTATCTCCGTTGGAGTTAGTACCGTTAAAGTTATAGTATGCAGGAGACCCCTTCTGAGGAGTAGTCATTAAGAACTGCTGATCCATCCACTTAGTAGAGGCTAGTTCTACGAATGTATTCTGAGTATCGTTGATAACATCAATAACTCTGAATCTTTGTCCTGAGCCTACTAAAACATAGTTAAACACGTCTGCTGTAGTCGTAGCAGATAGGGTATCAGACAAAGCATTCCAGTTGTAGGAATCTTCTACGACTCTTTTAGAATCATTGACATATCTAGCAATCAATTTTACATAGGCATTGTCAGAGACCGAGGAAGCCTCAGGCTCACGAAGCCGTATCAGCACGTCATTTACTAAGGAAATGTAGTTCATATCTTATATTATACCATAAAATTGATTAAAAGTCAATACCCTACCACTTATGTTTCTTTAAATATTCTAGAGCTTTTTCAAGAAGAGTAGCACTATCTTTAAAATGCCCTAAACCGCAGTTACAATTATGACAGAGAAGCTGCCTTACTTTACCTGTCTCATGATCGTGGTCTACACAAAGTTTATGAGATCTACTATCCACCTCGTCAATCCCACAAATAGCACATTTATGGTTTTGTTCTTTTAATAACTCACAGTAGTTATCATAAGTTATTCCATATCTGTGTAAATACCTTTTATTTAAAACTTTTTCTTTATTATTATCTTTCCACTTTTTACTAGCTTTTCTTCTAGATAATACTTTACTGTCTACCATTTGACCCGATCCGACCAGTACGCAGCAGATAGCTTACCTTTAGCAATATTCGCAGCATGGCGAGCTTTGAAGCTCTTCTGTCTAGCCTTCTCTGCTGGAGTCTTAGGGCTTGAACCTGCTCCGCTTACACCTTGTTGACCAAAACGAATAAGCTTCTCAGTATCTCCAGACTTAGCTAATACAGCATGGGATTTAGTAGGATGTCCTGGAGTACGCTTAGGCTTATTGTACCCAGCAAAGGTTTCCTTACCCTTCTTAATCATTTCTTCTTAGCTGTCTTAGCAGCTTCCTTAAAAGCTTTAGCCGTAGGAGCACCTTTAGCCCCTACCTTACGCATCTTCTCGCCTGATCCTGCAGCGATACGACGACGCTTTGCTGCGATATTGGCATACAAGCCAGGCTTAGTAGCCACGCATAGCTCCCATTTTCTTCATTGGCTTAGCAACTACTTTAGCACCAGTCTTCTTAGCGTATGTCTTAGCTTGCTTCTTACCTTTAGCGGTGTAAGGGAACTTCTTATCTTTGACCATTGGCATATTATTTCCTTTTCTTGGGTTTAGCTACTTTAGCGGTTGATAATGAAATTGCGACTGCTTGCTTCTGTGGTCTTCCTTCTTTGACCATCTTAGAGATATTCTTACTGATTGTCTTTTGTGACTTACCTTTAGCGAGTGGCATTACTACTCCTTATGAAAACTGTTGTACGGTACTGCGTTGCTCTAATTCTACAGTGACGATACAGCTAGTTGTAGAACCTGTCTCAGACTGTACTCGGATCTCATCGCCTTCGTCTAATAATATATAAGCCTGTCCGTCTATTCTTATAAACTCTTTAGCTGTAAGACCATACTCGAATAGGACTTCAATCTCAGTATTCTCACTTTTATCGTACCACCAAGCACTAAACCATTTAGACGATGTACTATGATTTGAGGCAAACAAGAGTAGCCACTTAGCCATGTTCCTAGTTGGAACAGTAAACATAGTAGTCTTAGTATTAGCTACTAAGTCTTTGCCTACGGAATGTGATCTACTCATTTAAGTACCAAGGTTAACAAGGTTATAATAATGAATCCAGCAGTACCGAGGAGAATCTGTTCTAGTCTCTTTAGTCTAGCGTGTATCTGTTCGTATCGAACTTTACAGACTTCTTCGTGGCTTAGGAGTTTTAATTCTGCTTCGGTCATGGTTTCATCCTTTGGGCTTGTTCAGCCTTAAATGTTTCGTATGCTTGGCGAACTTCGGGTGTCCATGCCGCATTACAAATATCTTTAACCTTTTGTTCTTGACCGCTAATGTCATCATCAGGATTTAATACCCAACGATGGAATGAATTAGAAACAAACTGTCCATCACGCTCAATAGTTGTGCATTGACGAACTTGAATGTTCCAATTATTAACAATTTCAATTCTGTCAATTTCTGTGCGTTCCGTTAGTGCCATTTTAAATCCTTTGTGTGCCTAATTATCAAATTAAGATGCTTGGTAAGAGATAGAAAAAATAAGTTCTGTAGTTCCTGATACTATATTTGAAACTAACAAAGGCAAATCGGTTGTTGCACTGTTTGTTGAAAAGAACGCAATTTGCATAGATGTAGCACCACTTCCTAAACTGAGAGAGGAACTTACGGTAGAAGCATTTCTACCAAGACGATAGCTATAAAAATTACCTTGTGCGTTCATGGTAGATGTAAATGGCAAATTTCTAATAAAAAAAGTATTCCCAGCTGTCATTCCACTTGTATTGATTGCGTTCATGTAAGCTTGTATAAAAACTTGTCTACCTATTTTTGTATAAGTTGAACCAGCATTTGTAAATGTTCCAGTATTACCACCACTTGCAGCATCGGCAATTACAGGTGTCCAATCACCTTCTTCATAGTCATCTAGTGTGTTTGCATTAGATGATGCTGATTGAGTAGCTGGGAATGTAATACCAGCACCGCTAGTAGATGGGGTAGCACCGCCAACTCCAATGGTGGTTGCTGATATAAGAGTACCCGAATTAGTCGTAACTCCGTTTGAGCCGTCTAAGGTTATAGGCATTATGCGACTCCTTTTGGATACTTATCTTTTACGGCTTGAATTTGTGCTTTCCAAGCATCTATGCCTTCATGGAAGATGGTGTCAAACTGGTCAGCATATGATGGATATTCTGCTGCACGAAGTTCTTTATACTTGTTAGCTGCGACGTAGGCTTCTACGGCTGCTTTGTCGTAAGTTACTTCATTACCATCAGCATCGTAGGCTGTTTCGCCACGAATGACTTTAATAATTGGATTTAGTTTGTATATGGTTTCGTGGTTCATCCCGATATCTCCAATAAGGTAATCTGTGCAGTTGAGCCGTCAATATTTACATATGCAGTACCTGTTCCACTATAGTTTCTAAATTGAGTTTTATAAGTAATAGAGGAAGTTGTTGCTGGACTATCTAAATAATTACAATTCCATACAACATAGCCACCAACCCCAGCAGAATCTGTTAAACCTAATCTACCATTTATTAAAATTGAAGTTGAGTTTCTTAATACTTGCATATAAATACCAGCAGATGTCGTGCTTTTAAACATACCTTGTGAGCAAAGAATAAGAATTTTGCTAGAAGAACTACTAGGAGTAATGCTTGCAGATAAACCAGCATCAGAGTAAGTTCCTGTGCTATTGCTAATTTCGGTTGAATAAGTAGCATTAACCACTTGTAATACTGCACCAGGATATGAAAATCCTGATGAGCTTAGTGTAGCTTTTGTAGAGCCATTAGATTGGAATTGAATAATTCCTGAAGTATCAGCACTCTGAACCAGCCCTGTGGATGTGCTTGCATTTATAATTACAGCCATTATGCTACTCCCTTCGGATACTTAGCTTTGACCGCCAAGCAGTCAGCAATGTATTTATCAATCTGTGCTTGGTCACCCTTTACTACACCATCAATGTAATCGGTGATGGGTGGGTATTCTGATGCTCGTTTAGCAATGTAAGCATGAGCATCTACATAAGCCTGAACTGCGGCTTTATCGTATGCGACTTCGTTGCCATCAGCATCATAAGCAACATCGCCCTGTGTGCGGACTACAGATGGGTTTATTTTGTGAAGTGCGTTTACTTGTTCTAAAGTTAAACTCATGCCGCAATCTCCATAAGAATAATTGTTGATGTTGGATTTTGGTCAGCACTTGGCTGAAATACCATAGTTCCTGAACTAGTAGTAATATAT